TAAAGCAACAAGCTTTAATAAATCAGCAGCGAATGGTAGAAGCTGCATTTGATAGTGGTCATATTAGTCAAAAAAAATATGAACAATTAACAGGAAGATTAAGTTCAAAAATAAATCAGGTAACTGAGGCACAAAGAAAATTAACGACTGAATATAATAGAGCTAATGGTGTAGTAAATAGTTTTACAGCAAATCAAAGAAGATTATCCCAACAGTTAGATAATACTAGAAATAGCCAAGAAAGATTACAAAGTGCTGTTGAATTACAAAATAAACTAGCTCAAGCAAAGGAGACAGCTTTTGGTGTAGCTAGTGCTGTGGGTAGTATTGCTTTAGCAATGGCTGTACCAATTAAACAAGCAATGACATTTGAGTCGAAAATGGCAGATGTTAAAAAGGTTGTAAACTTTGATACACCTGAACAATTTGCTAATATGCGAGACGATATTATAGCTCTTTCTACAGAACTTCCAATGACAGCAGAAGGGTTAGCTGATATTGTAGCAGCTGGTGGTCAATCTGGTATAGCTAGAGAGGATCTATTAGCATTTGCTGAAGATGCAGCTAAAATGGGAACAGCATTTGATATAACTTCAGATGAAGCTGGAGAAATGATGGCTAAGTGGCGTACAGCATTTCAGATGGGACAAGATGAAGTTGTTGAACTTGCCGATAAAATAAACTATTTGGGTAATAATACAGCTGCTTCAGCTCCAAAAATTTCTGATGTAGTTAGAAGAATAGGTCCACTTGGTTCTATTGGCGGTATTGCAAGCGGAGAAATAGCAGCTCTTGGTGCTTCTATGGTAGGAGCTGGTACAGAATCAGATGTTGCAGCTACTGGTATTAAAAACTTAATGCTAGGTATGGTTGTAGGTAATCAAGCTACAAAAACTCAAGCTGAAATGTTTGACAAATTGGGATTTAGTACCACTGAACTTGCAAAACGTATGCAGGTCGATGCTAAAGGAGCAATATTAGATGTTCTAGGAGCAATACAAAAATTACCTAAAGATGAACAGGCAACTACACTTATGGGAATATTTGGTAAAGAGAGTGCGGAAGCAATAGGGCCACTACTTTCTAACTTAGATAATTTAAAGAGAAATTTTGATTTAGTAGCAGATTCTAGTAATTATGCTGGTAGTATGCAAGCAGAATTTGAAGCTAGATGTGATACAACGGAAAATAGTCTGCAATTACTTAAAAATCAGGTAAATGCTGTTGCAGTAACTGTGGGAAATCAACTTTTACCATATATAAAGAATGCAATTGATACATTTAGACAAGGTGCTAGTGCAATAATGGCTTTTGCACAGGCTAATCCTAAATTGACATCAGGTTTAGTTGTGGGAGTAGGTGCATTTGTTGCTATTGCTTCTGTAATTACAATAGCATCATATGCATTATTAGCATTTATATACCCATTTACGCAACTTAGAAGTATGATGTTAGCTTTTAATGTAGCGACAAAACTTGCAGCTGCTGGACAATGGGCGTTAAATATTGCTATGTCAGCTAATCCAATTGGATTAGTTATAGCAGGAATAGCAGCTTTAATTGGAATAGGATATTTATTATATAAAAATTGGGATAGTATAAAAGTCATAGGATTACAGGTATGGACATCTTTATCTAATGGGGTTTACAGTGCAGCTATTTCAATAAAAAACTTCTTTGTAGGAATAATAAATTCAGGTTTAAGTTTTATATCAGGATTAGGAAATACTATTGGTAATGGAATTAATAGTGCCAAAATATATGTTATAAATGGATTGTCTGTGATTGTTGGATTTATATCATCTTTACCAAATAAAATAGCTTATAACATAGGATATATTATAGGTGTTATTATGCAGTTACCAACATCAATTCCAATTATGGCAAGCTATTTTATGGCTAATTTAACTACTTGGGGAAGTAATGCTTATACTACAGCTACAATGTGGATTATAAATACAGTAAATGGTGTATATCAAAACTTGCTTTTATTACCAGGATATTGCTTAAGTGTTGGTGCGTATGTGGTTACATCACTTGTTGCATGGTTATCTAACGCATATAGCACAGCTACAACATGGACTAATAACATAGTAAATACGGTATATCAAGTGTTATTGAATTTGCCTAGCTATTGTATGCAAGCAGGTATGCAATTTGTAGCTAATGTAGAATCATGGGCAAGTTCAGCTTATAATGCAGTAGCAAGTTGGATAAATCAAATACCAAATCTAGTAGCTACAGCACTAGCTAATGCAGCTAGTTCTGCTAGTAGTTGGTGGGAAGGTGTAAAAGCAAGTTTTACTATTGGAATGGAAGAAGGTTCAGCTAAGCCACAAATGGCTCTTGCTAGTGGTGGTATTTTCAATAAAGGTGCTTTTATTACTAGTTTTGCAGAAGATAGTCCAGAAGCTGCAATTCCCATTGATGGTTCAAGACGTGCTATTGCTTTATGGCAAAAAACGGGTGAGCTATTAGGAATAAATAATTTCAAAAATAATAAAACAAAAGGAAAATATAACAAACCAATAGTTCAATCAGTAAATAAAACGATTGTGTCATCAAATAAAGATGAGACTAGTGGAATAAAAGATTATATATTATCTGGATTACAAAAAATAGTTTCTTTTACTAATAATAGATACAATAATATTTTATTAGACAAAAAACAAAATAATGTAGTAATACCACCTGATATATTAAAATTTAATCGTTTAAATAAAGATAAAAATGAATCTAGTGAAATAAAAAATAATGTATTATCTAGATTGCAAGCAATATCTTTATTGACTAATATTGTACAAGCTAAAAAAACTAATGAACGAAATAATGCTTTATTAAATGATAAACCAAATAATATATTTATATCATTTGGTTTATCCAAAACTAATAATTCAAATAGTGATAATGAAGACGAAACTGGTAGTATAAAAAATAATAATTATTTACCTGAAATATTAAATTTAAATGGAAAAGAAAATATTACTAGTAAAAATAAGATAACTCCAATATTTATGCCAATTCCTAATTATAGTGAAAAAACTAATTTAGATATTCCAAAAATAAATTTATTTGATACAGTAAGAAAATTTTTAAATGAAAATTCTGTGAGCAATGTAACTAATAATAGTAGTATTGGTGATAATAGAGTAAATATAACCTATAGTCCTAATATAAATATAAAATCTGATGGTAAAAATGAAAATTTAGTAAACAATGTAAAGCAAGCATTAACTACAGATAAAGAAAATTTAATACAATTAATTCAAAAAGTATTAAAAGATATGGATAATGACAAAAATAGATTAGCGTTTAACTGAGGCGGTGAAATCTTGAAAACATATAAAACAAAATCTGGTGATATGTGGGATAGCATTGCAAAAGAACAAATGGGCAATGAAAAATATATGAGTTTATTAGTAACTGCCAATGAAAATTATTCTGGAACAATAATCTTTAGTGCAGGTGTTATTTTAAATATTCCAGATATAAAAGAAGAAATACCACAATATGTTCCACCTTGGAGGCAATGATGTCTGAAAATATTAATATGCTTTTTAATACAATAACAGCCAGAAGAGCTTGGATAAAATGCCTTTATAACAATAAAGATATATCTAGTTCTTTAGAGCCATATTTAAAAAGTTTTACTTATAATGATGTAATATCTGGTCAAGTAGATGATATTTCTTTAACGTTAGAAGATATTGAAAATTTATGGTCAAATGATTGGCTCCCAGAAAAGGGAGCTATACTTACAATATCAATTATGACACAAGCATGGTGGAAAGATAATCTATCTATAGAAGAATTACCTTTGGGGACATTTGAAATTGATGAGGTAGAATATAGTGGACCACCAACTGAAGTAAAGATTAAAGGTGTATCTGTTCCTGATAATACTGAACTTAGAGGAACGGAAAAGTCTAGGGCATGGGAAAAGGTAAATTTGTCTACTATTGCCAAAGATATTGCATCTAATGCTAGTATGGAGCTTTATTATGATACTGAAGAAATTTATTTAGAGCGAGCAGAGCAATCACAAGAGTCTGATTTAGAATTTTTACTTAAGCTATGTAATGATAATGGTTTAGCGTTGAAAATAAGTAATAATCAAATTGTTATTTTCGATGAAGTAGATTATGAAGCTAAAGAAGCTGTAGATGAATTAGAACTCAAAAATGACTTGATAAGGTCATATTCTATTAAAACCAAAACACGTGAAGTTTATAAACAGTGTCATGTTAAATATAAAAATACAAAAGAAAATACGCTAATTGAATATACATTTTTGCCTGAAGCAAATAAAGATAAAAATGGTAAAACTTTGGAAATAAATGAGGAAGTTAAAACGACAGCTGAAGCAGAACGTTTGGCCAAGAAAAAATTAAGAGAGAAAAACAAAGAGGAACAAACTGTAAGTATGACAGTGTATGGTTCCTTTTTTTGTTGTGCTGGTAACTGTTTTACGCTTAAAAACTTTGGAAAGTTTGACGGAAAGTATATTTTAACAAAGGCTACACATAATGTTGGTAGCGGGTATACTTGTAATTTGGAATTAAGAAAGGTACTAGAAGGATATTGATATGAAAGCCAATATGGAAAAGTTAATTCGTGTAGGTATAGTATCTTCTGTAAATACAGAAAATGGAACGGTTCGAGTTATATTCCAGGATGAAGATAACAAGGTATCGGGAGAACTTGCTGTACAACAAAGTTTATGTGGCCAAGATGGAAAAACATATAAAATGCCGATACCAGGAGAACAAGTTGTTTGTACATTCTTAGCAAGCGGAAGCTCTAATGGCTTTGTTAGCGGTTCAATCCCATCAAAAGATGTACCACCAGCATTTGATGATATAAACATAATGGGAATAAAGTTTGGCCCAATAACAATATCATTAAATAAAAGTACAGGAGATATAAATATAAATACTACAGGAAATATAAGTGTAAATGGTAATACTATAAATTTAAACTGTTAAAAGGTGATATGATGCCAAAAGTGACAATTGTTGGTAATAGTGAAACTGGTGTATGTAATTTGGGGTTACCAGATTGCCCACACAGTCGAACAGGAACAAATACGAGTGGTAGCCCTACTGTTTTTGTTAATAATAAGCCTGTTCACAGACAAGGTGATACTGGATCTTGTAATTGCCCACATGGCGGAGTTTATACAAGTACAAATGGTAGTAGTAGTGTATTTGTAGAAAATAAGCCTATAACAAGAATAGGGGATACTACAAATTGTAATAATTGCGGACAAAGTGGGAGTCATAGTACTGGTAGTAATAATGTATTTGCAGGTGGTTAAAAATGTTTATAGGAACATTTGGAAATGTTGTATTTGAAACATCTAATGATTTAGTTCGTACATTTAAAGACATGACTAGAGATACAAATGTACGATTAGCAAGCCACGATATAATCGGGAAAAAGCCTGTTATAGAGTGGATTGGACCAGGAACGGATACTATAAAGTTTTCTATGCAATTTAATTCTATATTAGGAGTTGAGCCAAAAGACGAAGAAAAAAAGCTTCGTGATATGGCACAAACAGGAAAAGTAGCACATATTATAGTTGGTGGAGAGCCTATAAGTGATTATAAATTTATAATAGAGTCTATTAGTTCATCAGGTCGCATTTACGATAGAGATGGTAATTTAATTAAATCTATGGTAGATATAACAGTTAAAGAATATCCTGAAAATGTTACAGTTACACAAAAAGGAGGAACTAATGGAAATACAAATAACCAAAAATAATATTGATTTTGCACCTGATAGTGAACTAGAAGAAATACATCAAAATCTAAGAACTATATTAACTACAGCTAGAGGAAGTGTACCATTAGATAGAAATTTTGGCATAGATATGAGTGTAATAGATTTACCGATACCGTTATATAAAGCTAAATTAACAGCAGATATTTATGATACTATTTCTAAGTATGAGCCTAGAGTAAAAGTAGTTAGTGTAAAATATGAGCATGATGTTTTATCAGGACGCTCTAAGCCAATTGTGAAGGTGGCGATAAAATGACAGAAGATATTATATCTGAAATTGAAAAATTATTAGATTATAAATCTAGTAGTAGTGATGGTGATATAACATTTGTAGAAACAGATATGGCCAAAATACAAGAGCAATTAATAAATCTATATACAACAATAACGGATAGGACTTTAGCAGCAGCAGATCCTATCCGTTTATTTTTAAACTGTATAGCGTATGTAATTATAATGCAACGTAATAGTATAAATTATTCTGCAAAAATGAATTTATTAAGATATGCAGTTAATACTTTTCTAGATGAAATAGGATACAACATTGGAGTAGATAGATTACCGGCAACTAAAGCAGTAACTACTATAAAAATAACCTTATCAAAGCAGGCAGATACAACAACAATTATTCCAAAAGGAATACGTGTAACACCTGGAGATGATGTATTTTTTGAATTAGTAGATAATGCCACCATAAATATAGGAGAAACAACTACAACAGCAAAGGCACAGTGTACAATCGCAGGTAGTATTGGAAATGGGTATATGCCAGGACAAATAAATAAAATTGTGGATAGATTACCTTTTACAGCAGATATGGTAAACACAACAACAACTGAAGGTGGAACTGATGTAGAAAGTGATGATGCTTATCGTGAACGAATCCATTTAGCTCCAGAAAAATTTTCCACTGCTGGTCCTATTGGTGCATATGAATATTGGGCAAAATCTGCATCTACTTTAATAAATGATGTATTGGTAAATAGTCCAAGTCCTGGAGTAGTAAATATCTATGTATTACTTAAAGATGGAGAACTTCCTGAAGAAGAGCTAATAAATCAAGTTGAAGCGGTTTGCAATGACGATAAAATCAGACCATTAACAGATGAAGTTAAAGTATTAGCTCCAGAAACTGTTAATTATCAGGTGAATTTAACATATTGGATTTCTAAAGATGACCAATATCAAGAGGTATCTTTAAAAGAAAAAATAGAGAAAGCTGTTCAAGATTGGATTTTATGGACTAAATCAAGGATTGGTAGAGATATAAATCCATCGGAATTAATTCGTAAAATGGTTGTTGCAGGTGCAAAGCGTGTAGATGTAGTTTCTCCAGTATATACAAAAGTTTTAAATGGCAAATATCAAATTAGTAGTCACAGTGTAGATAGCGTACAAGTAGCTATACTTGAAGGCAAGGCTAATGTAGCATATGGAGGCCTTGAAGATGACTGATTTAAAAGATTATATGGTTTCAGACATATTGCCATCCAGTATTGCTGAAGATGAAAACATAACAGCTATTTCTAAAACTATAGATGAGCAATTAAAGGATATAAATAAAAATATAAAATATGTAATTTTATTAGCTAGGATAGAAGAACAAGAAGATGCTGTATTAGATGAATTAGCCTGGCATTTTCACGTTGACTTTTATCGTGAAGATTTAGATCGAGCAGCTAAAATAAATTTAATAAGAACATCGATATCTGACCATAGATTAAAAGGCACTCCATATGCTGTGAAGAAGGTTTGCACAGATATATTTAAATCAGCTCAAGTTGTAGAAAATTGGGATTATGGTGGCGAACCATATCATTTTAAAGTCAATTTAATTGAAGAGCCGACTACAGATGAAAATAAAATAAATATGTTAATTGATATGATAAATGCTACTAAAAATACACGTAGCTGGTGCGATGAAGTAGGATTTATTACTAAAAAAGATAGCAATATTTATTTTGGCGGTTCTGCTGGCATATTCGATATTGTGGAGATAAATCCTATTGGATATACATTAAAAGATGTAGTTGGAACTACTTATTTTGGTGGAACAATATCAACATTCGATAAAGTGGAAATAAATGCAGTAGTAGATAAATCACTTCAAGACGCAAATATTTCACTTTATTTTAATGGAAAAATATCAACATTTGATAAAGTAGAAATAAATGATGGAGGTTACAATGGCTAATTTACAAGGATATGAATTAACTGTTACAGGTAGAGCTTTATTAGCTAAAGCAGGAACTGGTGCATGTACATTAAATTTTACAAAGGTAAAACTTGGTGCCGATGAAACAAGTTTAAATGATTTAATAAACAAAACAGACTTAGTGGGAACAAATATAAAGCAAATAGATATAGTTGGTTCTAAAGCAAATGAAGCTACATTTACAATAATTGCAACAGTAACTAATAGTGGTATGCAAAACAACTTCTTAATAAGACAAGTAGGGATTTTTGCAAAAGGTGTAGCAGCTACAAATCCAGGAACAGGAGTTACACCTGAAGATATTAGTGAAACTTTGTTTGCCGTAGCATATGATACACAGCCAGATATCATACCAGCAGAAAGTATTACACCATATACAAGACAATTCAATGCCAACATGACTGTAACGAATGTAGAACAATGCTATGTTACATTAACACCTGCTGGTGTGGTTACAGTTCAGGTTTTAAATAATCATAATGATAATTCTGAAGCACACGGAAATTTAATTAAGCGTATATTTGGTTCAGCAAATGCAACAATGGATAGTGTTAAAACTAGTGTTCAGAATTGGTGTAAGGAAAGTATTGCTAGTATTTTTGGTATAGCTAGTGCTACGCAAACGAATGTAAAAAATAAAATATTAGAGTATGCTCAAGAACAGATTAATAGTTGGCTAGAAACATTAGGTATTCGATATAATATAGCTCAAAATGGTTATATTTGCCTCGGTAAATTATTTGGGGACGCAATTATACAGTGGGGATTAGTTGTTTGGGATGGCAGTTTAAATACAGGGAGTAAAGAAATAATTT